AATTAATTTTTTAAATCTTCCTCTTGCTGCCTAGCTTCTCCCAAGCTCATTATTCCACCCAAATCCACTTCTTCTCCTTTGAGATTCATTACTGTATCATCTTTAAGTTGATTTACAGCGTCTAATAATTCACTGGCATTTTTATCCTGTACCATCTTGGTTCTCCTTTTTCTTTTCTCTTTGTTGTTTGCGAATTAATTCAATTTCTTTCCCAGCATTTTGGAAATAATCAAAAAGTTCTCTTATAAATCTTTCAATCCCACAAGCAGCAGCTACCTTCAATTGATTATTTTCATTAACCCCCAATTCATGCCCTGAAATAGCATTTTCCAACCATTCATCAAATTTAGGAACAAGATACTTATTCCATTCTGTACGAAGGGTAATTTCCTGACGAAAATACAAGGATTTAAGTTGATCCTCTTGCTCAAGTTCAGCTTCTACTTTTGCTTTTTTCTCTGCAGAATTTAATTCATTCATGGTGCTCTAGCATATAGGTTAACTCGCCAATCTTTGAGAAATGCTTCTTGCACTTCCTGGATTAACTAGTGGCCTATTGGGTGCATCGAGCAGTCTTGGAACTTCACTTTGGGCAGCTATTTGTGTCTGTTGATTGGGATCAGCATTTAAGAATTTTTCCTGTTGACCCCCATTTTCCTGATTCTGTTGTTCTAATTCAATGGAAAGCATTCGCATGTGTTCTGCATTATGCATAACTAGATTATTAATCTCTTTTCCAGCATTTTCTCTTTGGGTAATTTCAACTTCATGAACAGGAATCTCTAAAGCATGCCTATCTGTAGGCAATACGGGAATCTGTTGATATTGCAAAGCAATGTTCTCACTTCTAGCCTTGGCAATTACTTCAGGAGTATTTAAATTTTGAACGATAATCTTTTCAGGATTGCCAAGTCCCATTGTTTTATAGATATCCATTGCAATTGTTTTCTTATCTATCTCAGTAAGGTTTGCAGCAATATTTAAAAAATTAATTAAATTCTGAACTTGCAATGTTCTTTGTCGTAATGCAGTCATCCCCAGGGGAACAATGTCTACTTCAAAATCTCCATAAAAATCATCTGGTCCCATTTCCAAATAATCAGGAGTTCTTCCATCAGGACCGATAACCCGAATCCATTGATTATCATTTACAAACTGTTGTGAAAATTGGATACACTTTCTGACTGGATCAATAACAATATCTCTTTCTTGTCGAAAGGCTTGGTATCTCCATTTCTTAGAAGCATTTTCATTTGCTATTGTAAAATTAGTAGCAGGAGAATCTCCAGCAATCCCTAAAATTGAATCACTTGCTCCTAATGCTTCTTGTTCTTCTTTTCCCATATATTCAATAAATGACAATCCACTTCCCGTCATATCGGGAGGACGAATATCAGTCATTGCGGTTCTGGGATCTGTCTTAAAAAGAATGCGCTTAAATTGATTAACAATAAAATCCTGGGATTTATTGACCAAAGCCTTTTCATTTACCCCAAACATAGCGCAAAGAGAAAAGGTAACATTATCAACCATTTGATTGGTTCGATCTGTTATTCCATAATGCCAACTCTTAACAATATCGGCGGCGCTCCAACCATAAAATCCATCTGGATTAACAATCCATTGACTCGTCAAATACGGTTTAAATTTATCAAAATATGGATTAATCCCTAAATAAATGAGTTTCTTATTAATTATCCAAGCTCGCATAGGAAGTCTGCGACCTGTAATTTTAAAATTCTGAAATTGTTCTAAATCTAAATCTTCTGGAAGATTCTCCCATCCCCACCATTCCCACATAGTAAAGTCATGTTTTTCATAGTATTTATCCAAAAAGATACGATCTTCTGAATTAGTTAATTTATCTCGTCTATGCTGTGATTCTTCTAAATCCCGTATTTTCTTAGATCCTTCAGCGAATACCTCATCCAATCGCTTAAGATTCATTTGCTTTTCTTTTCCTCGCAACCACTCTGCCGTAACCTGCATTCTCTCTACACAATCCCAATCCTCCAATCGATTATGTTTTGCCCTAAAATCAATGAAAAAGTCTTCAATTGGAACAAATCTCACCTTAACCCCATCAAAAACCTTCCTTCTTTTTCGAATAGCCTTAACTTTAGGTTCTAATATCTTAACTGAACTACCCAGGGAATCTGTAACTGTATCTCCCGTAGGTACTTGCGTAATTTCCCTACGTATTCTATCTTCAAATTGTCTCTCCCACCATATTTTAGCCACACTTGTTCCATATATAGGTAAATTCCTTAGAAAAGGTTCCATTTCTCGTTGAAAATCAGCTTTTTGCAATAAATACTGAACAAATTTCTTAACCCTTTGTGCCTTCCCATGGTCATCTGGATTTCGACCTACCAATTCAAACCAATCTTCATTCTGGGGATAAATGGTTTGAGCTTGGTCAGAAGTAATGGATTCAATCAATTTAAAGAACTTTAATGACTGAATTTTAGATCTACCGGCATACTCTTCTCTGGGAGTATTTCTTATTGCCGCATACAACTTTAAGGCATCAAGCCATCTGGTATTAATTGAATCTGGGAAAATATCAGCCTGTGTATTAGAACGACCTATTTCAACATCATGAATATAGCGATGAATCCTTTGGATAAAATATTCCTCTTCCCATCGTATAATCGCTTCATTCTTTCTAGCAAAGTTCTGAGGAATTACTTCAAAATCAGGAACAATGTCTTCTTCTTGCTGTGTGGCGGTATCAACCATTCACAGTAAATTAATACAAATCAATCAATAATTCAATACAAATACTGACAATGAATCATATTGCATAAACTCTTAATACGCTCCGCTAGCAGATTGAGGAACATATCTTTTCTCTGATCCCCATGCTTGCGGAGGATAATATTCAATCCCTCCACACAAAATTCCTCCCAAGCAATCTATTAAATGATCATCCTTGGTTACTGGCTTATAAGTTTTTGGATCATAACACCAATGCTTTAATTGCCAAATCAATTGTTCACATTGATCGCTTATCATTAAATTGGGTTTCCCTCTTTCTTTATCATATTTCAAATTCTTACGTATCTGTTCAATCCTTGGCGTATTATGTTTCTTCCATTGTTTTACTCCAAAAAAACCTTCTTCAGCCATTTGATCTATAATGGAATTCTTGGTCATATTATCTTCCTGCGCTGCTTGTGGTTCAATATACCATTGTTCTTCTTCCCTATCCCATTCCTTATATTTAACCCTAATGGTGTTTAATGTTTCCATTAAGCCATCCTCTATGATCTCACCAAAAACCCAATAATTATCTTTGGGATCAACCAACAAAACTAAAGAGAAATAAGGAAGAGTAGGATGTGTATCTGTAGCCAAATAAATTGTCCAATTTTTCCATTTAGGAATTTTGCCATCTTCTCCCTTTTCTGGAAATATTTTATCATGCTGAAATACATGACACCATTTAGGTCTATCGTTTTCCCTAGCCCGATCTCGAAAATCTTTAAAAATCAATCCCGATAAATGAGTAAACATCCCCTTTCTTCTGGCAAGGCGTTCCTCTTCCAAGGTATTCCTTTCCATTGCTTCAATTTGTTTAATAGGAAGTAATCCCCTAATCCCATACTCAATGGAATTTTCATCCTGCGAACAGATAATAACACTCCAGGGCTTTTTAACGACGAACATAAGGTGTCCTCGGATTTATCTTTAAAACTTCATTATAACTAAAATCTACTCCATCTCTTTCCATCATTTGAAAAAACCATCCAGCATAATTCAGAGGTGTCATAAAAATATAGATATATCCTCCCTGACGCATTCTCTGCACACATTCATTCCAAATATTCTCTGGTGGTGGTTCATCAAAACAAATGAAATCCAAAGTTACTCCAGAAAATTCCCTTACATCTTGTTCATAAGTAAATACATCAAAAAAACATTCTGTATCTGTTACCCAAATTTGTTCAAAAGTTTTGTGTTCTCTCTTTGTTCTATACCTTCCTTTGGGAAACCATTTATGAAGTTCTTCCATGATTGCACCTTTACAATTAGCAGCAGTACCAACAATCCTTCCACGGTTAGGTCGATGCATCACCTTGAATCGCTCTGTATCAAACCAAGTATTTTGAACTCCATAACAAAAATTCCCAATGATATTAACCATGCAGGTTGTTTTCATCACTCCATTCCCACCCATGTATAATATCTTTTCAGCATCATCCTTGATACACAACTCAGCCTTGTAATTAGGAACAAATCCCTTCAGAGGATTACGCCTAATGACATTCCTCCAATAAAGTTTAGCTGCAGCAAGTTGCCTAGCTTCACCTTTATCCATATTCTTCGCTTCCTCTTTTGAAAGCGATTTCGTGAAATTATATTGCAGCCCTCTATCTTCAATCAGGCTGGTACTTGCTTTTGGAAATGACGGAATATCATCAGTATAAGCTCCGTCTCTTTCCATTTCCGGAGTAGTCTTCATTTTCTTTCTTTATGAGTTGAATAACGTGATTGGAATTTTCTAAATCAATTTTGTCATGATCGAATAAATATTTAAAATTATAATTTTCTATAGTTTGATCTACTTCAATCACTCTAGCATGAATCTCTTTCATATTATTTAATCTAGCCAAAGTTCCTAAAAAACCAAGAAGCATTAAATTCTGAGATCTTGCTTCATCGATTTCAACTTTTAATTCTTCAATTTTATCTAAATATTTCTGAATTACTACCTTCTGCCCATAACTCATCGCTTAACTGATCCTTTCTTTTGAATACTTTTTACTACTTCTGATTGCCCACCATCTTCTTCTAACCACTTACTTAATTCCCCTTCATTCTCTGCCATTCTATTATTACAATTTAGGAAATGAATTTCATCTAAAGTCATACTCTCCAATAAATCTCCAGGCGGTTCTTCTTTCCCTGGATCATCTTTGTCCTTGGTTGTATTGGTTATGGTGGTATTACAAACCTGAATAGCATAAGCAGAATTAGAATGGCTTCTTAACTTAGCAAGATGATGCCAAACAATAGAAATAGCCTCTGCTCTCATAAATTTATTGATTCCTTCATCCTGATAAATCTCTTCTAAGGCTTTCTTGTTATTGGGATTGGTAAACCATTTATCAGGTAATCCAGTGATGGCAGCTATCTCTTCTATGGTACAAGAATACTGGACTTCTAAATTCCGCTTGAGATTGGCTATGCGTAAAATCTTTTCCTTAGAAGGCTTCCCCTCTAAATACACCCTATATTCTTCATTTAGGGCAAGACCATCTAGAACTTC